ACAGCCGCGGCAGCCTCAGCTTCCATCTGGAGTTCACGCGCCCGGAACTCGAGTTCCATCTTACGCATGCGGAGTTCCATTTCATTCATGCGCTGCTGATGGGCTGCTTCCGCTTGCTTGGCTTGCATGTCAATCTGAGCAAGCTGTTGTTTGATAGCAACATCAGCCTGTTTGGCTTGGGCATCCATTTGAGCCTTCATCTGAGCCATCTGGGCATCAGCTTGCTGCTTAGCCTGCTCAGCCTTCGCTTTCTCAGCTTCTGGATCAGGCTTATCCTCACTGGATGGGGGCGATTTCTGGAGCCTATCGAGCTCACGATCGAGCATACCCTCGATTTCAGCAGCATTGCGGAAGCCAGCACAGGCCCACTTGAGCATACCGACCAGGAACGTAGCAGACTCAGGCACTGTCTGGAACATCTGGCTAGCATTCTGCAGGTAACCGCTCACCGAGGTAAGAAACTCGATGCGATCAGCCTTTTCCAGAGCATAGTCAGCTTGGGCGATGGAGTCCGCAGTAATCTCAATGCGCCACTCGAAGCCCTCATCAGACTGCAACAACTGCATTGCAGGCTCTATGTACTCATTATTCTGCGTGGATGCGATGTTCGACTTCTTGAGCAGCAACTCCGGTGTGAAGTGCTTGATCATCATCTCTGACTTGATCCGCATCACTGCCATAGCAAAACTTGCAACCTCGTCCTGCAGCTTCTTGATGCGAATGGACGCAAACTTGCTCTTAATCTCTTGAGCACCAAGGGTTTCCGACGCCTTTGTGGCACCACGAACAATGTCCGAAATACCAGTCAGCTCATAGATCTGCGCCTTGATAGCATCGCGAGCCTCATTCAGCCTCTGCAGCGCCAGAACTACCGTTTCGAGGGGGAGCCAATCGATGGCGCCCTTAAGACCTTGCTTCTCAGCAAACATCGCCCAGTTATCCACAGGGATCAACTGGTTATCAAAGCCCTCAGTAAGCATGCGAGCTACGCCAGGCGAGGCCTTGTCGTAGACTCCAACCACCTTACATGCCTGAATCAGCATGGAAATGCGGTTGTTAACCCGGTCCAGTTCCGTGTACTGGTCCTGGAGCATGTAGTAATCAGGACGGGGGACGGTGTTGCTGGTCGAGCAGTTCGCCAGCATAGGCTTCGGACAAGGTTCGAAGCCCACCAACTGAAGCGGGTCGTCTATTTCGTCAAGCAACCCGTCGTAACCCTTGCACAACCATACCACTTTCTTAGTTGTGCGGTCCCAAATCTCATGGACACAGGCAGTTTCCACGGCGTTATTGACGGGCGTAGACCCGTACACCATGGTATGAACCTTAACTGTGCTGGACTTCAGCGGGACACGCTTGCCCTTCTCCTCGCCGAACCGCTCAATGAGCTTTTCACGAGTCATGTAGACCTTACGACCTACCCAACGACGTTCTTCCCATACTCGACAGGGTGACCACAGGAAATCTTCCCAAAACACGTAGTCGATAACCACGCGCTGGTCTGTAATCCGCTTGATTGGCTCCTCTTCGTCCTCACCAAGCTCATCCGTGGCTTCCACACCTGGAGTGGGGGCGACGACCGCGTCTTCTGCCGGAACTTCCTCGACGTCGGTCTCAAGGCGGAGCCAAGCTTGAGACAGTCCAGGTACAAGTCTGTCCTGGACACAATGCCTCATCATTGAGTCGAAGTTATCCCGCGGATCATCGAGGTCCTGGGTAATCGCACGTTGAATGATGAGGGCAGCAACACGGGCTACGTCGTCCTCGGAGTCTTTGAACTTCCGAGAGACAATGGGCTTAGGTAGTTGCGCGTAAAGTGAGGACTCAAGGATGTTGGTGTTGGCGTAGAAGATGTTGAACCACTTCGCGGACGCCTCTGTAGTGTCCCGGTCGTCCAAGAACTTACGCGTAACACGGCGAGCGCGCTCGTGGAACTTCTTCAGCTCTTCCTCGGCAGCAGTAATCTCTGCCATCCACCGTTGGTAGGGCGTCAGCTGTTCGGTAACAAGGATCTCAGAGCTCATACAATTCTCCGGATCTCAGTCCGCCGCATCTCGTTGTCTTCGAACAAATTTGCAAGGTTGTACTCAGCCCTAGCTTCGAGGGACTTGGCCGCCTTGTCCATGTCATGCTTCGAGTCCTGGGTACAGACCATAGCCATGTACCCGAACGCATCCGCGTAGTCCGAGCACCAATCATGCAGGGGCTTGTCATCGAACTGGAGCTTGTTGTCGTCCCACTCACGGCGGTAGCCCTTTAGGGCCTCGACCAAGTCCCGTGTCGTAGCGTCCTCGAACATAACCCGAGGGAACAAGCGCCGTGTAGCAGCAATCCGGTCTCGTACCTTATGCATCGGCACGATGCGGGGGCGTAGCCCCTCCTTGATGAACTGCTCTACTATCGAGAGGCCAGTCTGTAGGTTCTTTGCGCGAGCGTCGTGTGGGAGCCAGACATCTCCGAGCTCACCCTCGAACGAGTTCAACTTGTCCAGGTGAGCGTGGATCGACTGCCCCTGAGTCACCTCGCAAGCTACGACGGTGATCGTACCATCCCGATGCATCTGCCAGTACACTGCGACTGTGGCATCTGTGTAACCGAGGTCGAACGCCACATGAGTGGGGAGCGCGCGATCATACAGGTCTACCTTGATCCGGCCTTCGAGGAAGGTGTCATTCAACTCGGACGCGTAGATCGCGCCCTTCAGCGCGGCGTCGAAGCTGCAGAGGTACTCTTGCGCGAACTCTTCTGGATCCATGTCGCGGCGGAGGGCAGCCAGCTCGTCGTCAGCTATCAGACCTGACGTATCCGCCTTGAGCGTGAGCGAGAACCACTCACTTGAGTTCTTGCGACTCTGCTCACAGACGTCGTAGAACAGGTTCTTTCCGCGCGGCGTAGACACAAACACGCCCCATCCGTGTCTATCTGACAGAGCGGGGCGGATGACCTGACTGAAGACACTGGGCTTGAACATCGCGTACTCGTCGAGTACGACTCCGTCCAGGTACATGCCGCGTAGGCTGTCCGCGTTATCAGCCCCTAGCACGTGGATCGTGGCGTCGTTCTTCAGGGTAATCTTCAGTTCTGCCTCTTGGGGTGGCTTGCCGAAGTACGGTTCCGCGAAGTCTTTGATATACTGCCATGCAACCCGTTTTGCTTGGGAATACGTGGGGCCGACGTAAGCGAGCTGGGGGCGATACCGTTGGCACTCGAGCGCCCCGAAGATCACGTCATTTGCCACGGCCACGGTCTTCCCCGCGCGGCGATGGGTATTCAATGTAGCCCAGCGCTGCTTGCGGTTGTGGAAGGGGAGGAATTGCTCCCGTGGCGCGTAGGCGAGGCTCATTTTGGGAGCACGTCTGTAATGTCAGAGTCCAAGGGCTGTTGATCTGCCCGTTGGTATGACAGACGATCACGAGTCAACCAAGGGACATCAATGATGATCTTGTCCTTGGCGGTGTCCGACGCGGAGGCGGGGAGCAACTTGCTTATGGCTTGGACGAAGACCCGAGCGTTTTGGTCGTTACGGGAGGCAAAATCCACGAGATACTCTACACCGCCCAACTGGTCGAACGCTTCCCGGAAAAGCTCACGCAACTGCCGAGTCACCTTTCCAGGTCCAGCAGGTAGGTCCAGTTCGCTCTGCCTGAGGCGGGGGCGATCTGGCGGAATTGGAACCAAGCTAGAGCTCATATGGCTATTATATCGTGGACGGTGAACGGACGGTGAACGAAATCGTAACGGATTTTGCTAGGTTGCTAGGTCTTGGATTTTGAGAAAAATTATTTTGGGATTCTTGGCCTCGTGTTTCTAGGTGGCGGATTTTAGAGCGATGCAAATTTTCTAGGTGGCCGATTTTAGAGCGATGCGCCTGGGTCCACATACCATTTCCCTAGCCGCCCCCACCGCCTTTCGCCCGCGAACCTAAAACGAGAATGATTCTCATCATGATTAAGCAAAAGATAGGAATTGTAACAATTGTAACAAGAGTGGAGATGTAACGAGGTGTAACCAAATGTAACAAGAATGGAGATGTAACAAAGTGTAACGAGGTGTAACCAAATGTAACGAAGAGGAGTGTAACGAATTGTAACGAAGGAGGGTGTAACGAAATGCAACGAAGTGTAACCAAATGCAACGGGCTAGGATCGTTACACTTTACTACACTTTGTTACACACAGTTACATCTTTTTGTGTTATTATATCTTTAATGAATGAAATCCTTCATTCACCAACCACAGGAGGCTGTTACAAACTGTTGCACTTTAGGCTATGTACAAAGAGCTAGTTTTGACGTTATAATGTTTTCAACAGCTGAGATTATTCAGCTGTTCAACTGGAGAAAACCATGAGCATTGGTAAGTTCGTTCGCGAGCAGGTCCTTCAAAATCCTGAAGCCAAGAATGATGACATCCTCAAAGCTGTCAAACTCAAATTTCCTGAAGCCAAGACTTCATATGCTTGCATCGCTTGGTATAAAACTGATATGAGGAAGAAAGGCCTGATCAGTTCTAAGAAGGCCAGGACCCTTGAAAGTGTGGGGGCGGAACTTGAGGCGGCCATGATGTTGGTTGAGAAACTCAAGGCTGAGCTCGAAGAGCTTGAGACCACTGAGGAAGTGACTGAGGCCTAAGGGTGGGAGGGGAGAAATCCCCTCTTTTGACCCTAGGGCTTAATCCCAAGTCCTAGGCTCAAAGGAGTAAGTATGAAGTTACATTTGATAGCCTTTCTTGAACAAAGACCTGAGGATGAGCTAGCTAAGCTTTTGAACTGGGCCCTTAATCAAGGCCTTAGGCTTGATGATCCTACACCATATGAAGCAAGGACATTGAAAACAGTCTATGCTGCAATTTACCACTTAGAGAAGCCAGCTCTCAAAGCCTAAGGGCTAGGGGCCAAGATCCTGGCCCTTTTCTTTTACCTAAACCATTGGGTGGGCGGCAGAACTGTCGTAGGACTATGCCCAAAGCCCGAAAACCAGGAATCCAGAATGTACACATTGATAGCAGTGATAGGCTTCCTATTTGGTGGTCCAGGAGGCCTAGTCCTTGGTGTTTTGATCCTCTTCCTCATTGAGTTCATTGCGGATGCGATGAGCGATACGCATTGAGCGGGGGCGAAATGTGATGACCTTTGGCCCTCGTTTTCGTTTTGTGCACCTCGTTTTCTGGTTTGTGCACGATTGCGAGTGCGATTGCGGCCGAAAATTCGGCCGATAGCTCTACGGCCGTATTGGTAAGGTCATTTATATGTTTTTCTAATGTGCAATAATCACGCACACAATCAGACACAATCCTAGATACCAATCTCGTTGGCGTTGCCTCGCCGGATAGGTCGCCCCCAATCCGAGCGTAGCAATTAGGAGTGCGTGCGTAGTCAAAGCACATCACACAAAGCCCTCAACACAAGGTACTCTAGATTAGACGCTTGGCATCGTAACGAAGCCGTTACAATCCCAGCAAAGGATCGTAACAATTGTAACGATCGTTTACCTGGAGCACTCGAGTACGTTATAATAAACCCGTGGTCAGGCAATTTCGCCCCCACTCAACGAAAGTATCAAATGACCTATGATAATCTTCCTCCCTGGGCCGAGGACATGCAGGCTATCTTTGAAGATGTGGAAGACTACATCAAACCCGAAAACGAAGAAGAGAAGCAAGAGTTTGAAGCCCTAGCATCACAAATCCACGGCTACATGCTCAAAGTGGACAATGCCATGGAGCGCATGGACGAGATCATCAACGACCGTACGGGTCTCGGGAAGAGCGGCGAGTCGTATCTCGTCGACCGGTACAACATACT